GTCTCCGCCAGGTACTTGTACTGGTTGAAGTCGATGTCGAAGAAGTCGAAGTTCGAGATCTCGCCACCCTTGTTGGCGCCGACGTTGTAGTCGGACAGGTTGACGATGATGCCGAACAGGTTCGGGATCATCTCCATGACCTCGACCTTGACGATCGAGTCGACGCCCAGCGCGGAGGCCAGCTCGGCCTCGCTGTTCCAGTAGTACCGGCCCATCTGGTCCTTGGCGAGGAGCAGGTAGTTGACGGTCGGGATGGTGGTGTAGAAGGTCGGCCGGCCGCTGCCCTTGTAGAAGCGGAAGGCGCGCAGGACGGCCTCGCGGACCTCCAGCGGGGTGGAGTTCGCGTCGTTGGTGTTGACCGTCACGTTGGTCATGTACAGCTCGTGCTCGTTTATGATCGAGCGCAGGCCGTTGCCGGACGACGCGTTCATCGGGTCCTGGATCTTGTCCGGGTCCGCCACGTCGCGGCCGTCGCCGATGAGGATCGCTCGCGCGATTTCCTCCTTCAGCATGACCATCATCTCGGTCTTCATCCAGGCCACGACGTCGAAGTCGGTGATCTCGATGATGTCGTCGCGGTCGAGCTTCTGCTTCTTGTAGATGGTGGCCGCGGAGGTGGTGCGCTTCTGGACGGCGAACCACTCCTCCTTCTTGTAGTTGCCCTTGATGTAACCGAGGGCACGCGCCTCGTCCATCGTGATGTCGGCCACGATCGACCGGACGTTGGAGAAGGGGGTCTTGCTCGTGCCGGAGAGGACGCCGTCCACCCACTCCATGCGCCGCGACAGGAACTGAGGGGTCTTGTCGAGGTTGGTGAAGTTCGGGAACAGCACGTCGACCGGCTCGATGCCGTGCTGGAGGGCGTAGCCGGAGGCCTCGTCGTGGGCCCCCATGTAGTCCTCGATCGCCTGGCTGAGGGAGCCGCACTTGCGGGCGGCGTCGAAGAGCGCCTTGGTGTCGGCGTGGGACAGAGCGTGCGGGCTGCTCTGCGGGCCCTTGATGTCGGACTGGTCGAACACGTTGCGCGACATGGTGTTGTCGGCTCCTTCCTGGTGGCTGAGGTCGCCCTCGCCGGGCTTGGTGTCGGTGTGGGCTGCGTTGCCCTGGTCGTCGACCACACCCTGAGCGGTGGTGTCGTCGTCGCCGTCCCCGTCGGGGTCTCCGCCCTCCTGGGCGTTCTTGACGGCCTCCTCCACGATGAAGGCGACCTTGTCCTGCGCGTCGGGGGAGAGCGAGTTCCAGAAGTCCGCAACCGACTGTCCGCCACCGGAACCGTCGCTGGAAGGCGCCGGGGGCTGCTGGTTGGGGTCCATGTGGAAGAGCTCTTCGCCGGTGGAGATGATGGCCTCGTCCTCGAGCTCCTCGGTGTAGCCGTCCGAGTGCTTGATGTTGACGGTGTCGATCTTGGCGCCGGGGTTGGCACCAGCGAGGACAAGCGAGACCTCGCGGATGTCGCCGTGGGCGACGTTCTTGCCGGCCTTCTCGATCAGGTTGTTGGCGTAGATCGACAGGAACTTGAGGTCCCCGTGCTTCACCATCTCCTTGGCGTTCTGGCCGTTCGTGGTGCTGTTGAAGTACCCGTCGGCGCGGACACCCTCGGCGGTGTGCTTGAGGTTGGCGTAGCCGAGCACGTTGCCCAGGCGGTTGCGATCGTGCTGGTAGACGAGAGGGACCTGCTTGCCGTCCATGTGAGCGAACGCGTCCGGCATGATGGTCCGACCATCGGAGCACTTGAGGTTGGCCTTGGTGGCCCAGCCACTGAAATCAGGTTCCATTTTGACTGTTTCCTCCTCCTGCTGTGAGTTGTGGTATCTGGCGAGATGCCAGTTGCTTGATGCTCGGCGGGAACGATGCACGAGGCGCGTTCTGGAGCGGTTGTGGCGTTGGCATGTTGCTGTTCTGCAGCTTGTCGGCCTTCGGGTCCTTCGACGGCTTGATGCCGATGAAAGAACGAAGCTCGTTCGGGGCCAGGATCTCGTTGCGAGACAGCATGTCTGCAATCTTGGCGAACTCGCTGAGCGGGACGAGCTCGAACGGATTGCGGTAGTACATGATTGACTGCCCCTGCGTCCTTGCCGTTTTGGACAGGAACGTACGGACCATGGCCTCGGTGATAGCCTTGACGACGGGCTGGATCGTCCGCTTGTCGTAGTTCAGCATGGCTGCTTCCGTAGCCGTGCCGTTCATGATCGTGTCGGTGAGCCCTAGCTGGCTGTACAGCATTTCCGTCAGATACTGAACCTGTGTCAGCAGGTTGTTCTCGGCCGGTCGGTTGAGCTGGGTGATCTTCTCAGTTCCATCGGTGTAGGCGATCCCGTAGGAACTACCCTTCAGTTGGAACTCGATGTCCTTCCGTCGCTGCTCTGCCTGTTGCCGGCGGGCCTCAGACTTGATGACATACGGAAGTTGGATGATCATGTCGAGCTTGCCCGAGCTGGATGCCTCATCCACAGCGTCCAGCATGTTGAGCTTTCGGATCAATCTCTGAAGAGTCGAGTTCGGCTCATTCATGACCTGATACAGCGGGTTCTCGACGATCGCGACCATGCTCTTGGGGAGTGTGATCTGCCGTCGATAACCAGCGTTCTGGTCATAGAGACTGACACGGACGTGCTCGGGGTACCAACCAACGATCTCCGCGGCGCGAAGCGTGAGGACATCGTAGGCGTTGGAGTAGATCGGTTCCGAGGTGGTGTCCACCGGGACGATCGCCACGACACCCTTGTCGAAGAGCGTCATGATGATGTCCTGCCGTAGCTGAGTCGCTGCCTGGTCGATGTTGCCTTCGACGGTCAAGCAGTTGTTCAGCCCGCTCTGAATGGTCTCGATGTACCTACCATCCGCATCGTTTCGGACGTGTTCCATCTCGACCGCAGCGGCGTCGATGCTCAAACGAGTGAGAATCGCCCCGATGATCGACCGTTCGCTCGAGAAAGCGAGTCGCGTTCGATCAGGACGGACGCTGAACGTTGCACCGCCGGCGTATCCCTGACGCTGCTGGAAGTTTTCGTCCCAGTTGTTGAACGCATTCCAAGCGTGCTTGAGGAACGAACGTACCCCCATGTGTCACCTCCTTCCTGGTTATTCGAAGGCCTCCTTGTTGGCCTTGTAAGCGACCCACGCATCCATGAGCGCGGCAACATTGTCGATCTTGGCTTCCTGCCGCTTCTTCAGAAGCTTTCGGTTACCATTGGTGTCTTCCATGGTGATGGCGTTACCCATGGCAAACGACATGAGGTTCTGATCGAACACGAGCATCCGTTGGCCGCTCAAGTGCTTGAGTTCGCCGAGAGGCACGGATTCGGTTCGAGCTCCCTGGATGACCTTCTCGATTCCGAAAGGTCCGTTCTCTGCTTCCCAGCGTGCTACGAATTCCTTGGCATTGTACGGGTCGAAACCAAAGGCTCGAACATCGTACTCGCTCTCCTGAATATGCCGATCCAAATCGTCGTAGACTTCGTCCATGTTGAGGACCGTGCCTTCGAGAACGTGGAGGCTTCCTTCGCGGATGAACTCATCGTACTTTTGGCGCATAGCACCGGGAAGCTTGTAGAGCGTCAGCGACGTGATGTAACTGCGCGTCTTGACTCCGAACCCATCTCTGATCGGGAAGAGGAACGTGAACGCACAGAAGTCATCACCTTGAGAGAGGTCGGCACCGAGAGCACAAGGCAGGCTCCAGAATTCCCTCTGACGATGAGGAACAGTTTCCTCGTAGGTGAAGAAGTAGGTATAACCCTCCATCGGGATCCCGAAGCGCTTCGCCAGGATGTCGTTCCTAGCAGCCGGGGCCTTCTCGGCTCGTTCGACGTCGAGTTGGTAGGTCTCATACGTCACCGTCTTTCCGAGATTGGGGTTTGCCTTCAACCACATGGCGGGATCGGCGACTTCCTCCAACTCGTCCAGCTTGTAATGCCAGATCGAGATATGAGGCGCTTGATACTCGCCTCGGAGGATATCGGCCAACTCCATCTTTATCGTGTCGCCTGAGCCATTGCGGACAGTTCCCTCAGAACTGATGGCGACGATAAGGTAGTCGTCCAGCTTGGACGCACCCTGCTCAATCGCGCCGACAACATCCTCACGCAGATCGCCGGAAAGCCACTCGTCGATCGTTGAGATCTTCGGGCGAAGGCCCTGGAGCTTGGCGATGGACATGGGTCTGACTTCAAGCAGTGAACCGGTGAGGAAATTCTCGATGCCTTTCTTGGTGGATACGAGCTTCTGTCGCATTGCTCGCGATCCGGTGGTGTTCTGGAGCGATCCCTCGGTCAAGAACTTGAACAAGGGGCCGCGAGCCCGTGTGATGGCAGTCCTGAAGGGCGACATGACCTCGTCGGCCTGCTTCATCGTCGGGGCCGTTGTTATCTGGTGCGTAGTGGCAGTATCTACGTTCAAGAAGTAGGCCTGGATGCACTCGGCGTACATCGACTTGGCCGCGCCACGAGCGACGATGAGATACTGCTTCGTCGTCAGTCGTTTCTTGATCGTTTTGGTGACGTAACGGCCCCCATGATTCTCTGGAGTCGGTTCGTAGACCTGCCGTTCGACGAAATAATACCAACCGAAGATCTGTTCCGCCCAAAGCTTGAACGATGGAAGCAAATGGAGATCGCTTCCGTCTGTGAGCGTCAGTTCGTTCTCGCAATAGAGGAAGAAACCCTCGACGGCTTGATCGTCATAGTAGATGTTCGGGTTGGCGATGAGCGCATCGATGCGGTTCATCTCCATGGAGATCTCCCGATTGACCGGAATCTCTCCGCGGATCACAGCCTCACGGAATCGACCGTAGTAGACTGGTATTGCCGTGTTCGATAGCGCCATCGCCACCCTTTCGTGCTAGGGGGTGGCCCCAAGAGTGCGGCCAACCGTCTTGGCGATGCCGATGCCCTTCTTGACGGCCTTGGCGGTCGTCTCGATGGTGTTGACGGTGTCGCCGAAGGTCTTGGCTCCCTTGAGTACTCGCTGGATGTGCTTGTGGCCCTTGTCGAATCGGCCGCCAGCACCGTTGAGTTCGCTGTACTGCTTCTCGAGGTTCTTCCGGTTGATGACGTCCTGAAGTTCCTTGTTCGAGAGAGCTGAGACGCCGCCCTGCTTGGCCTTGGATCTGTGAGCCTCGACCATGGCGTGATCTTCGGACACGGGGTGTTCGGCAGCCTTCCGAGTGCCCCACCGCATGCCCTTGACGCCGTGATGCTCTAGGACTCCCACCAACAGGTCTCGTCCGACGGCACTGGCGGTGACGGATTCGGGTCCGTCCATGACACTCCTTCCCGCTTGACGTTGAGTCGCCACTCGAGTTCCTCGATTTGCTTCGTCATTGCGTTGATGACGAACGAGTTGTTGGGCGGGTCGAACAGCATCCGAGCCCGGAGGTAGATGTAGGACTTGACGTTGTTGTAGTTGGCGTCAGACCCTATGAAGGCGTCCCACGTTGTTGTGTTGTCCGCGATCATGAGGCCTGCGTCCGGCCCGATGCCGATCTGGTTCAGCGTGGACAGCGCGGTGTTGATGAAGATGATGATCTCTTGATCGAACGCCGTGTAATCCGGAGCGAGACTCAGTGTCTTCTTGATGTCGTCGAGGATGTTACTCACGTGGAACACCTCCTTTCAGTTATTACGCCAGGAGTCGGTTGACCTCGGCCTGGACGGTTACGGGGTTGTAGCCGGCCTTGGTCAGCGCGTCGAAACGAGCCTGACCGTTGCCCCACTTGCCAGCGATGACCTCACGAGCCAGAGTCACGATGTCCTTCTGACCGGCGGTGTGGCCAAGCTCGCGGTTCACCTCGTTCTGGACGGCGACCGGGTCGTAGCCTGCGGCCTTGAGCTTTGCGATGCGGTCCGGACCGTTGCCCCACTTGCCGGCGATGACCTCCTGGGCCACCTGCTGGAGCGTGAGACGAGGGGGAGTGGGTGTGGGCGAGGGGGAGCTCTTGAAGTGGTCGTACCAGTTCTGGGCGACGCCGATCAGCTCGGAGAAGTGCCCCAGGATGTACGGGCCGGGGCAGTCGGTCGAGGACCAGTGGTTGTGGGGGAACATGTTCGCGGAGGAGGGACGCTCGCCGATGACGTGAGCGAACAGCCAACCCGCGAGACGGCCGGCCTCGGCGAAGGTTGCGGCGCTAGGAGCGTAGGGGTTCAGCGACTCGTCGGCGGTTTCGATGGAGATCGAGGACTCGTTGCCGAAGACGTTGCCGACGGCCCAGGCGTACTCGTCGACCTCGACGTACTGACCGACGTTACCCTTGACGTCGACCTGGAAGTGGGCTGAGGCCGGCCGGACCTTCCAGACCTGGAGAATGCCGGGGAGCGTCAGGTTGCCGCCGTTGTGGTGGATCGTGACGGAGGTCTTCTTGAACTTCTGGTGGGTGGGGTAGCCCGAGTGACCGACGTGCTCGGTCGCATTGAGGCCGGCGATGAAGTCGGCAACGGGCTTGTCGTAATTGATCGGCATGTGTTGTCCTTTCGTTACCAGAGCTTCGTGTCGCCAGGCCTTCGTTCGACGAGTGGCTTTGCTAGTAGCCGCTTATCCCCGTAGTGAATGGCATTGTGCGTTCGCAGAGTGACTGCGATAAGGAATTCGGGATCAAGGATCGCCGGGTCGTACTCGACAATATCGTTTACGCCCATCGGGTTCATGTGATGGATGTAGATACTGTCGTGAATATCAAACCCGTCGACACCCATGTCGCATGCATTGTCGCGGAGAATGATTTTTTGGCGAAGTTGCTTCCACTGACGCGATGAATAAAACGACTGATTCATCCAGCGGTCGTATCCGAAGGTTTTCTCGCCAACGACACCACGAAGCGCGAGGTATTCGAATCGATCCTCGTGCGTATTCAGCCGCTGGAGTTCTGAATACGTTCGCCTCATGGTGTATCCATCGGGTCTTGCCCAGAATAACGTCGCATGGCGTCGAGAGCGTTCTTGTAGGTCTCTTCCATGCGCGCTTGGGACTTCATGGCTTCGCGCTTGACTTCCAGGAGTTCGTTCTCGTGGTGCAAGCGCTGCTGCTCAAGTTGCTCTCGCGAGGAACCGAGCTTCAGGAAGTGCGTGACCTCCTGAGAAGTGGCCGTCCCCTCTCGGATTCGCTTCTCGACTAGGTCGAAAGCGAGTGCGACTAGCTGGCTCTCCCTACCTTCGGGGGTGGTAGCTGGGCGCAGAGGCCTGGAGCCTGCCCTCTCAGGATTTCGAGGCATACTTGTCAACTCCTTTCGAACCCTTGTCGGGTAGTTCTCTAGAGCTTTTCGACCGCCGGAAACCAGAAAGGTTGAGGGAAAAGTCCCTCCGGGGGTATTTTTGGTGGACGGGCGATGTGCACGGGGGGTCAAACTTGCGAGACCCCGCCCCCCATTGCTGAGTGGTAGGACCCTTTTGTGTTCCAAGGCCATGATCGACTAGCCAAACGTCTTGGCCATGAACGTGGCACCCCAGCAGCTGCTTACGACTCTTGATGGTAGCCGTCGATTGTTGTCTGCTGGAGTGCCACGAGATCTAGGAACTACTGTAGTGCTGCGTTAGGATCAGCAACTGCGATGTAGATTCCATTCATGTCGCTTACGATCTGTTCGATTGCTTGTTCGATCGCAAGACTCTGATCAGCCTCAGACAGTTCGTCACTCGTGATGATGACTCGTGCTAGGAGTGACGCACTGTTGTAGCCATGGGCCTTGTCCCAGACATCCCATTCATCGTAGTCAATGAACGGGTTGTACGGGTTGTCTGGTGTGGACAGCATGTGCTCTACCATCATGCACCTTCAATCAGTGCACGCTTGAGCTCAGACAGCTTCACACCAAGAGCGTCTGCAACCTCGACCTGTGTGTAGCCTCGACGAAGCAGGGTCAAAGCCTTCGACTTCTGAGAGTCGTTCAGCGCTGTGTGGTTGCGCGGCGATGCGAGTTCCTTGACACGCTCAAGGTCAGCGTGCTGCAGGATCTGGTCCATCTTGTTGTGCGAGATTGCGCCGGCCTGAATGGCACGCCATTCTTCGTCGGTGATCACGATCCGCTGCTTCACAGCACCAGTTCGCATGCGTGCGTTGTTGAGTTCGCGAGATTCAAGCTTCTTGATCTCAGCCTTCTCCAAGTCAGGATTGGCTGCTCGCTTAGCACGAATGTTAGCGCCTGCGATGATGTTGGCCTGGCGCTCAAGAGGGGAGTTACGAAGGGCCACGTTCAGCTTGGCGTTCAGCGTGCGGACCTGTTCTGCATAGACCTTCTTAGCAGTGGGGTTCGCAACCATGGGCTTGGTGTGCACCATCTCAAGCCGGGCTTGGTTAGCCAGGTGCTTGAGTGCGTTCGAGTGATCCGCATAGATCATCTCGATCGGCGTACCTGAAGACAGGTCGTGTGCGTTCTTGACTTCACCGAGACGAGGAACTTCAATCGTCTTGGGTACGTCTTTGCCTTTGCGGTCGATGTAGCGAGCGCCAGTTTCTTCGTACTTCTTCTCACCAGTGGTGAGATCGATCGGGCCACCGTTCTTGACGGATCGTGCCTTCCGCTCGTTGATGCGAGTGGTCGACGTTGTTCCGCTGTTGGAGATCAGTGTCGATGCTCCACCCTGTGGTCCTTCTTGGTACCTCTTGCGAAGAGCGGCAATCCCATTCGCCTTGGCCGAGCCGCGGTAATCGAGCTTATGCTTTTCAGCATCGATGACAACCATGGAATGCCGAACTGCTGCAGCAAGCTCGGTCGAGTTAGCACCCTTGATTGTCATGTCGGAGACGAGATTGGAGATCTTGCCCATCTCGACCTGCTTGGTGCGAGGACTCATGACAGGCATACCGTCGTACTTTGGGTATGCGCGCTGAGGATCGAAACCCTTGAGTCCTTCGAGCGCCGGCTCAGTCTTGATCTTCCGATTGTTGTTCGGGATGACCAGAACTGTGTCGCCATCGAAGTCGGCACCAGACAGACGCTCAGCGACCGTGTGGTGAATGCCGATTGCATCCTTGGCGTTGGGGCCGATGGTGCGTCGCGCTTCAGGCTGACGGTTGTTCACGATGAGCTCAGGGATCTCGAACTTACCCCCGTGCGGGAAGCGAACGAGAACGACTCGATCGCCATCACGGAAGTTGGGCGCGTAGACCTCTGTCGGTTTCATGGACTCGACAGGCAATATGACATGCGTGCGTTGTCCAGGAAGCGCGGCGGCCTTGAGGTGGATGGCAGACGAGTCAGCGTCATCCGAGAACGACTTGAGCAGCTTCTGCTTTACAGCAGGGTTGGTCAGTTGACGAAGCGAATCGAACTCGTCCTGCTTGCGCCTGAGCGCTTCGCCGAGCTGTTCCTTGGCCAGGGTCTTGCTCTGCTTCGAAAGCATCTGAGACGAGAGCGTCTTCGACCATCGATCCCAGTCGCCTTCCTCGTTGACGATGTTCATCGCCGAGGTGACGCGCTTCTTGCCCGGTTCTCCACTCTGAAGCTGCCGGCTGATCATGGCACCGAACGGGTTCTCTTCGTCGATCTTGCCGGTGGTGCTGTCTTTCTTCATCGACTTCATGGCGTCAAGCTTGTTGCCCGTGTTGCTCTTGTTCGTGTTGAACAGGAGGTCGACACCTTCAGGCAAGTCATCCTTGTAGACGGCCATACCCTTGAGGTAATGCGTACCGTCGATGGCGATACGAACCTGAGCGTAGCTTCCCCCACCGAGCGAGAGATCCTTCTTGCCCGGTCGAACGAAAATGACACCATCCGCGTGGGTTCCACCTTCTTCGGCGTAACGAACCGCGACACGGTTTGAGGAGATGGAGAGCGGAGGCAGGATGCGATCGTAGTTGCGTCCGTTGTCCGTGCTGAACGTCGAAGGGAGCTGAACCTGATCGCGGTTCTTGTAGAACTCCTTGTAGTCGGTTCCAGGAGCGGCCAGAACCTTGGTGGTGGTCTGGTGCTTGGTGCCGATCTGATCGACCTTCAGGTACAAGACGTGGTAGCCCTCAGACTCGAGCCGAGAGATCGCGACGTCAAGGGTTTGACGCGGGATACCAAGGTGGTACTCGACGCCGGAACCGATGTCGATGTACTTCTTCTGTGCTACCGCTTCGCGAAGCATGTTGGCGGTCGACGTTTGAATATCGACACGATCCTTCTTGCCTGGCTCGAGAAGTGTACGCACGTACGACTCGTTCTTGCCCATTCGCTCGCCGATCTTGACGTTCGACCAACCCTTGTCCTTGAGCCGCTGAGCCATGTTGATGTCAGCCTGAAGCGTCTCGTTCTTGGCGATGGACTTCGCGGCACGGAGTTCGGTGGTGGACATTCCGAAACTCTTGGCGATCTGTGCTTCGCTCATGCCGTGCTTGTCCTTGAGCTCCTTGACCGTAGACATGAAGCTGCGGCCACGCTCGTCGGGCGTCTTTCCCGATCCCCAAGGATACCGGCCAGACCTACGGAGGATACCGTAGTGCGCCAGGTAGTCTTCTTCGTTGATCTCCACGGATTCCCCTCCCTTGACTGTGAATATCGTTATGCTGCTAGTTCTGCCTTCAGCTCTTCGATACGCTTGTCAAGGGTGACGATGCGATCCATGATGTAGGCGATGTGCACGGGATCTCCAGGGTAGATCTGGATCTCGTTGTTCTGGTAGATCCTGAGCTCGGTCTCGATCTCGTGGGGCTTGTACTTGTACTCGAGGCAGAAATATGCCGCGTAGACGTACAGCTGCTGCTTGGACGACGGCGACACGCCACTCTTGTAGTCGTGGATGCGAAGCATGCTGTCTCGGCGGCTGAAGCCGATGGTGTCCGCAGTCCCATACGCGTTGACCGAGTAGAACAACGTGACCTCAGGAGTCATCCTGAAACCGATGGCGTCGTTCACGTACTGGTTCATCGTGTAGGGAATATCGGGCAGCTTGATGCCGAGCGCGATAGCCTCCTTGGCGAAGGCGTGCAGTCGGGTACCTCGTGCTGCCGCTTGCGCCTTCTCGAACCGCAGGAGGAACTTCTCATCAGAGTCGTTCATCCAGTGGTAGTTGCTGGCGCTCAGGAACGAGTGGGTTCCCTCAAGGTACGAGTGCTTGTTGAAGAGCACGTAGGACTTCCTGTTCGATGGAAGGGTAGATGAACGACGCGAACGACATCTGGTTCATCGTGCGGATGTACCAGGGTTGGTTCGGCTGAATCTTCGCGGTGGAGCTCACCTTGACTTCCAGTGCTGCCCAACGATCGTTGAACAGAATAAGGAAGTCCGGGATGCCGGGGCGAAGTTCAGGATCGTTCTTCAGGATGATGCAGCCAGGAAAGAGCTGTTCGAGTTTCTTCTTCAGGTTCGCCTGGTAGTCACGTTCGAGCAAGTCGCATCCTATCCCTTCTATTATAAGCCGTGTTCTTTGTACTACCCAATATCTGCGGTCACTCGTGCAACACGCGAAACCGTTGGTAGGTTGGCCAGATCTCGAGACCGGTCTGGGTGGCGACGCGAATGTCGTCGTCGACCAAACCGTAGAGGATTGCCGCGTCCCAGGTGTCCTGGAATTCGGTTCCGGTGTTGAGTTCCACGACAGCCAGCTTCGGCTTCGGGGGCTCGTTGAACTGACGGAAGTAGCGAGTAGCGAACCACCTGGGTCGCCACAGCAGGTTCTCGACTGAGTTGTTCATCCGATCGCCATCCAAGTTGATCGGGGTGTCGAACGTGCTGTGGCGCGGGGGGACCAGGAATGCTTCCGCAACGAGAAGCGGAACGGATCGCTTGTACTGCTTCTTGCCTTTGGTGAGGCCGACGTGAACGATCCCGTTCTGGTTCCGCAGCATGGCCATCGTGTAGCCCGTATCTTCGTTACGGACGATGCCGGCGGTGCTTACGGAGTAGTTCGGAAACTCGGTTATCGGACGCCACTCAGTGTGCACGGGGGGAGTGTCTCGCTTCCTTACAGGGTGGTGCCGTGAAGTAGTGCAGACTTGCCACTGTCAAATGTCACGTTGAAACGAAAAAGTTTTTATTTTTGCATTGCTAATATCTATAGATATTGGGTAGTGGTAACCGGGATAGTTTTTGGCTTCAAACTTGACATTTGGCAATTCGGGGTGTACAAAACGGACATTTAGAAGTCGTTATCGCTGCGACCTGCGGCTTTACACGGCGAGATCCTTGCCACTTTGCTTGTCACTTTGTGTTTTGACCTTGGCAAAAGTGGCAAACTTGGCCTCGTTGAAGCTCTTTTTGGCCGTGAGGGCCTTCTTGACCGCCGTGTCGATGGACGCGTTCGAGACCAGACTGTAGTAGTACAGGTCCGAAAACGTCGTATTTAGGCGATCAATCCGGCCATGTGCCTGATGCCAGTTTTTGTACGAATATGTCAGCGAGTAGAACACCATCGCGTCAGTATCCGTACAGTTCCACCCTTCAGCTCCGGCAACGTACTGTACTAGGTACAGCCACCGTTCGGTGTTTGGTACGGCTTCGTGCTTGTGCCCATTCCACTCCGAAATATGGATCTCATCGGCCAACGTGCGCAAGGCCTCGAGCTCGTAGTCGAAGTTGTAGAACACGATCAGCTTCGGGTGCTTCTTCATCAGTTCTCGCACCGCCAATTGGCGCGACACATCAGAATATGCGACCTTCCGCATGAGATAGAACAGTTCGCCGATGTTGAGGATCGGCCGGTCTTCGAAGATGTGCCAGCGCTCACGCAAGAGCTTGTTCATCACCTCACGATCATACTCAACCTTCACTTCGGTCGAGTGACGCGTCGTGTGGCGTTCGTAGGGCATATGGACGAGTAGCCTGTTGCGAAGCCGCACAAGCTTGCCCACGTCCACATACCGCTCGATCTTCGGGAACTTGGAGTAGCTCGCGTAGATCACATGCTCTCGCTTGAACTGCGTCCGGTTACCGTACCAACCGTTCGCTATGAACACCGGCACGTAGTCCATCCATGTGTCGCCGGGGGTAGCGGACAACAGAATCCAGTTGTTCCGCTTGGCGATGAAGATGAACGCTTTGGCCCATTCTCCACTTCCGACGATTCGCTGTTCGTCGAAAATGAAGAACGCATTCTTGACGTGCTTGTACTTCGCGATGTTGTTCCACGAGTCGACGCGCAGGACACCATGCATCGTAGCATCACTGCGCGTACCGACGTTGAACTTCAGAAACTCTGTCTCCCAGTCAAGGGAATCGCGCTTCTTGGCGGTGGTGATGACGTACACGTCCATCTTCGCAGCTGCGTGCGCTTTCATATAATATGCAGCCGCGGTGAGTGACTTGCCTGTCCCGACACCGCCCCAGAGGATCTTGCCATTGGCGAGTTCGTCAACAGCCTTCCTCTGGTGCGGGTACAGGGTCACTTCCATGACGTACTCCGATGGTTACGCCACGTTCTTCTGCGAGAGCGGTACGACGCGCGGGATCTGCATCGTAGCGGCGTCCTCAGGCTTGAACGGGGTCGTGGGTCGACGGGTGAGGACGGGACGGTTCGGGCTCCACGGCTGCGGCTCGGGCGACGTCTTGCACAGATCGGCGTACGTCCTTCCCGTGTTCATCTGGAACTCGCGGACCATCTGGTCGAATATCGGGCTGTCGGACATTCTGAACTCCCCAGGTTTGGTGGTGCACGAATATTGGGAGGGACGCAGATATCGCCCCTTCCCCTTGGAATCCCTAACCCCCGTAAGTGCATGTTCTACTCGTCATCGCTTTCGTAAAGAGCGGCGATGATCCGATCGGCAGCCTCGTCGGCGAGAATGATGATCGCGTCGTTCCCGTTCTCCTGCTTCCGAAGAACGTCAAGAACGATTTCGTGGACCACGCGATAGTAGGGGTTCTTCTTCACAGGACCATCAGCTTCTCGGTTGTGTCCTGCGCGATGCTCGCGATCTTGTCCACGTCCACGCCGGCGTCCAGCACGGTGATGGTCTCGACGAGCGCCTCCTTGACGACCGTGAAGATGGCCTTGTAGCGCTCCATGTACGCCTTGATGGCCGGGTCGTCAGCGGACAGCTCTGTGTCGTTCATCAGATGATCCCTACGATCTGGGCCGTGATGACTTCAGCGAGTCGCCTCATGTCTCGGCCGTCCTGGTGATAGGTGGTCGCGTCCTGCTCGAGCATGGCGGTCCTCACGAGCTTGAGTACGCGCTGGTACTTGTGGTCTTCCGTGTCGGGCTCGGTGTACGAGCTCTCGAAGGCCTTCTCGCTGTAGACCTTGAACCCGTCCGCGTCGTACATGACGTAGTCGCCCGCGTAGGCCCTGTCGGGCTTGTTGAAGCGGCTCTTGGCGATCGGCACGTGAATATGATCACCGTGCGCCACACCAAAGTTCTTGATCTCACCGCCGCACCATTCGGCGACGTCCTTCATGTTCCGACGCGTGACTTTGACAGCCTCGATGACGGCGTTCTTGCGTATGTAGCCGGATGCAACAGCGGTTTTCACGAGATCCCCCCTGAGGGTCTAGTAGATCCGGCGGTGACGGTGCAGGTTGCGAGCTGTCTTCATGGCCCAGTGCTGCGTCGGCTCACGGAACCGCATCTGCGCGTTGCGCTTGTGGGCCCGCTCGGCGACGTTGACCGGGTTGGTCCAGATGTCCAGCGCCACTGCCGGCACGAGCACGGCGAGCGACAGCAGAAGTACGGCGAGGAGTATCATTCGGTCGGCTCCTTCTTGATGGATATGGTGGTCTTGTTCGAGTCGCCCGAAAGCGCCGTCCCCACCCAGATGCCGATGAGGATGAGGACAGCGCCAACGAGGATGTACAGGAAGTTCACAGGTGGTACGTTCCGAACTTGTGCTTGCGGCGGTCGAGTTCCGCCTGGTGCTTTGTCTTGTGGATCCATGCCTCGAGGAATATCCCCGAGAGCGTGAGTACTGCGAGGAGACCGATGAGTATCCAGGCAGCCATCACCGGAGACTGTCCTCGAACTCCTCGAACTCCTCCGGCTCGCCCTGTCGCGAACCAGCGCCGACCTCCTCGATGTCCGCGTACTTGAGCTCGAGCGCGTCCTCGTGGATCGTGACGTAGATGGCGACCAGGTAGGCCTTACGGCCCGTCTTGCCGCTGACCTCCCAGTCGTACGGCCGGATGATCAGGTCGACCTTCTCGATGTCCGCCCAGTCGACCATCATGGCCGTGTCGGCGTCGAGCGTGTTACGGCCACGGGACGTCAGAAGGATCACTCGAGGAGGACGCTTGCCCTTGAAGCTGACGGTCACGGGGAGGTGGAACAGGGGCTCGTCGCCGTCCTCGCGCGGGGGCTTGTCCTTGACGTTCCAGCCGTCCGCCTTGAGCTCCTCCCACTGCTCCGGCGTGAGGACCAGGGAGAAATTGCGCTTGCCCTCGTCGTTGTAGGTGGTCTGCCGGCCCTCGAAGTTGCGGAAGATGATCCGCGCGTCCTCGAAGGTCAGGTTGTTGTCGTTGATGGCCACTATTCGCTCGGTCCAATCATGTTGAGGTAAGCCTTGATACCGGTCATTCCGCCGACCTGCCAACGGAACGGTGTGACGCTGATGTCGACTCTTTGGTTTTCGATGACCTTGATCTGGCGCTTTGCGTTCACGTGGACCTTGAGGAAGTAACGCCCATCGACACACGTGACGCTGTAGCCCTCAGCGTTGAGATCTTCGACTTGTTGTGGGGTGAGATAGACGCGAAAGGTTCGGTTCGTCCCGACGAACGCTTCGAGTCGCACGTTGAAAAGCATGACTTCAGAAGGAGCGTTCATGGCTCGCCTTTCAGAGAATGTGCGTCTCGGTCCCTACGACCATGCGGAACTCGTCAGCGTAGATGTCTCGGGTGATGACGAAGCGTCGGGGGTCGAAGTTGGTCGTTACCGTCCACGAGGTCATGTCGTCGTTCAGGAGGCAGTACGCTATCTGCCCACGCATGAGGTGGACGCCCATGAACTTCAGCACCTTCGTGATGCAGAAACTATTCATGAACTCGATGTCGACCTCGGACGTCTTGGTCTTCGCCATGATGACTCCTAGTGCACGATGCGGATGTTGTCGATCTTCTGGTAGGCGTCGAGGTACGTCTCGCTCTTGCCGGCGTTGTGCGTCACCTCGAAGTACATGCCGTCCGGCAAGGTGGTGCAGACGAGCGCCTTCCAACCGCCGAGGATGTAGCAGAACCACACCACGTACAGGTCGTACTGCGTCGCGCCGCCGGTCTCCAGCATGCGCTTCTGGACCCAGTCGTCGACGAGACTCTTCGCCTTCGCCGGGAAATCGGTCGGCTCGTTGTGGTCGCTGGCGAATGCCATCAGATTCTCTCCCTGAACAGGATGCCGTAGTTCTGCATCTCATCGATTGCGTTGTTTGCCTGTACGTCGGTGAGGCCCGACTGAATCAAGGCGTTGTACGTCTTCACCAGAGTGCGGTCATCGTGATGTTCCCGCACTATCCTCATGGCCTCGATCTTCGCCAACAGGTCGGCCTTCGTCGGCTTGATGCCGCGACCCAATGCATGCTCCTTGCAATAGCCCGCCGGGGAGGCGCGTTTCCGGGCGATCCAGTCCCGCGCCGTCCTCCGAATTGTGGTTGTGCACTATCTCGTCTTCAGCTCTCGGAATATGACGCCGGCGTCCATCATCGCCTCGATGGCGTCGAGAACTTCGCGGTCATCCCATCCGAGATCGGATAGGGCATCGTATGCCTTCTGGTAGCCGTCGCCCTCTGACTTATTGATGGGGATCGTCCCGAAACCCATTTTGGAATCTACTCCCCGCGCTTTTTTTCAGTTGCGCTTTTTCTTTGAACGCCACTCGATGACCCATTCTGGGTTGTGGTTCGGACACCACGCTTCGCCATTGCGCTGGAAGAACCAGCCTTCCTTGGCAGAACGAATGTCCTCGAAGTGGTTGCCGACGCGGGTCTCCCCGCACCCGTCGTGTCGGCACGTGTGCAGTGCTGTCAGGAAATGTCGCATCAGCCCCGCCCGACGATCGCGAACACGATCTCCGGGTCCGACTTGACGGTGAGACCATTGACCTCGATGTTGCGGTGGCTGAGCTTGTAGGTGCCGACGAGCCCCTCGAAACGCTTCTGCGTCTCCTTGTCGAGCGAGAAGTTGGCCACCAACTGCGGCGGCTCGTCGTCCTTGACGATCTCGTACTCGACCTCTGCGGTACCGAGGATCTCGCGGACCCCGTTGGGTCTGTACAGGACGAGAGGCATCGTCTGCCCCATGATCAGCCCTCCTTGGGCTTCTGGTACTTGCCGCAGGTCTCGCAGCCCTGGTACTTACCGCAGTTACAGTTCACTTCACGAACTCCTTGATGGTGAAGGACCCCGGAGGACCCATGATCCTCTTGGCCAACTCGGGGTCGGTGACTCTGACGTGGCCCGTCATCCGCTCGCCGTCGTCCGTCACCACGATCTCTGCGGTACCGACGACAACCCGCTTGCCGTTCACGTGCTTGACAAGCGGGACGTACTTCAGACTCGATTTCATGCGATTAGCTCCGCGTAGCTGCCGAACTTCTCGATGGTTTCGATGGCGTCCTGGGCCAATGCCTCGTAGTAGCCCATGTCGATGATGTCCGTGATGGACCCAGTGTTCTCGAGGGACTGCGTGAGCTCCTCGAAAAGCATCCGGTCTAGCGGCGTGAGGTGGAAGAGCTTGAGCATCTCCGCCTCCAGCCAGTGGTAGTCCTTCGTGCCGCCGACGGCGTAGTTCTTGTCGTCCTTGACACGCACCAGCTTTCCGCCACCAGCGCTCTTGAGCACCGGGACGAACATGCCGACACGACCCACGTGGTACATCCCCTTGTACGGCGTCGCAGGCGTGGCCTCCGCGTCGTTGAAGTCGATGTACATCGCGCCCTGAGTGACCTGCTTGGTCTCGCACAGGTCCCGGAACGTGATCGCCTCGCCGCTGAACAGCGCCTTGTAGACGACCGGATGCTGGAACTGCTTGCCGACCGCGTCCCAGTGTCCTTCCTCGTCCTGAGCGATGTAGACGGCATCGTTCACGAGGCAGAACTTCCGATACGTCTTCTCGTGCTCGAAGGTGTAACCGTACCTCTCGCCGAAATTCATGACCGCGGCGATGTCCTCTTCGGTGGCGTTCGCGATCTTGATCGAGTCGGTCTTGATGTGAACCACCCTGCAGCCGAGTGACTGCATGTAGTTCTTGAGGTCGATCATGAACAACGCGCCCCGCTTGGCAACAATGTTGTCCTTGTTTCGCGGGTCCCTGAACGGGTTGTCGAACGACGCTGACGTGAGGCCGTACACGATGTTGATCACGATCTTCAGCGCGTAGGCCAGTTCCTTGGCCCCGTCCTCGGTGACGTCCACTCCGATGAGCTTCTTGGCTTCCTCGTAGTCGCCATGCTTGATCGCCAAGCGGGCGTCCATCAGTTGCTTGAAGCGTGGCGTGTAGATACCGAACGCCTCCAGGTTGACCAGAGACGTAGGGTGCATCGACGCGACGTCCAGAACGGCGACATCCTCGTAGATGCCAGGCTCGGCATAGACGTAGCCTCCCTCGCTCGGGTCCTCCCCGCGGTAGCTGCTCTTCTGCAGCTTGTTGTACGGGTCGAACGTGTAGCCAGGGAACTCCTCCGACAGGTCCGTGTAGATGAACTTGGACTGCGGATTGCGGTCGTCTCCGAAGATGATCTTCGCGGTGTGCTTGGCGGTCGTGTCGTTGACCTGAAGGCCGCTGAGGCTCGCCAGGATCTGACGGGCCACGAAGTCCTGCTTGCGGTCATCGAACACGGCCTCAGTGCCCAGGACGTCGTTCTTGCAGTACTCGACGACGAGCGGCCACATCTCCGGAGGCACCGGCTGGTCCCACGGAATCTCCATCTCCATGTGGTGGAGACCAAGCTGGATCATGAACTTCTTCAGGCCCTGCTTGATCGAGCTGAAGTCGTAGATGTCCGCGTAGGACAGGTTGTACGCCTCGCCGAACATCGCGTTACGGTTGCCGCTGATGATGGCCTGCGAGAGGTTGTACAGCTCCTCGTTGGTGAACCCCATCATGGCGGCCCAGAGGATGTGGTTGTCGTACCGACGGTTGTTGAAGCCGACCAGCTTGAACTGGAACAGCGCCTCGACATCCGCGGCCGACGGGTTGATCATGACGACAACGTCGTCGGTTCCCCGGAACTTCCAGCAGATGACGAAGAGGTTGCGGTAGACCTCGACGTCGAAGATGACGATGCGGTCTTCCTTGGGCTTGAAGGTTGCCGGCACCGTCGCCTCGGCCTCAGCCGCCCACTTCATCTGAGCGACGACCTTGAGGCAGTAGCCGGCGTTGTTGGTGCTGTTGTTGGCGAAGGCGATGATGCGCGGACGCATGTCCGTCACGTCGTACGCCAGGCCCTGCTCGTAGGCGTCGTCCAGGATCTTCTTGATGAAGTCGATGGACGGCTTGGTGCCCGGGTTGATCTCCTTGCGGAGGTTGCGACCGATCAACTCCCGCAGGCCACGCTCACTCTGCAGGGTATCCGCAGTGTGCATCTTCTTCTCCTTGAATGGCAGCCCGCTGTTGATGGATGCAATGGGTACGGCATTGCACTTGGTCAAACGGCGACGCAAGCCGGCGTTACCGAGGAGCGTCTTGATCTCGATCCCCTCGGAATATTCCGCAGCGATTTCCTTGACGTCGAGATCAGTGGTGTAGTGCAAGTGCACGCCGTTACCACCCTGGCTCAATTCGGCGTACGTTGGCGGCCACTTACTGGCGGCCTTCATGTTGAGCTCGAGGTTCTTCTCGCCATCGGCTCCGCGAATATCGAAGTCGATGACAATCAAGTTCTCTGGTACTTGGACGTAGTGCAGCTGGTTCGTGTCCAGATCCCGGAGTGCGAGATGGTTGTCTTCCCACTTCTTCTTCGGGAAGCCCTTCGAGTTCGCTTCCTGCGCCGGCATCCCCGCGAGCAGCTCGTCCAGCAAAGACTCAGTCTTGTCGAGGACCAGCGTCGCTGCCTTCTTCGGCTTGACCGGTGTACGGAACGGCTGAAGAGTGAACCCGCTGTAGTAGCTGCGGACCCAAGCGCCCTCGACCATCTTGCGATCGTGGAACTCCGCGAAGTAGTCCTTCAACGCTTCACGGAACTTGATCATGGTGAGCTTCCAGTCGATCGCTGCCTCGACCTGGTAAGCCTTGTACAGCTCCCAGGCCTGCTTCAGCGTCGTGGAGTCCTGCGCCTTGAACAAGTCGAAATATTCCATCACGAAGTTGTAGAACACGTCCGTGTTGTTCATCATCGACTCAGGCCGGTACTCGTTGTACGCGTTCTTACCCATGCCCTTGTAGACCTCAAGGCAGTGCTGGGCAATCGCGCCGAGCTCGAAGTTGATCCGCTCCATGAGCGCGTAGTAGTGGTCAGGCTCCAACTTGTTCCCGGTGGGGACCACGTCGATGAGCCGTCGGATGAGACCCGACTTTGCGTCCGTGATCTTGACGGGTTTGTTGGTCCCCATGAACACCATCGCGTTCACGGACATCTCGTACTGCGGCTTGTACTTCTCGTTCACGAACATCGGCTCGTGTGAGATGACCGAGTTGAGCTTGCTATTGTCCTCGATCTTGGACAGGTCGCCGTCGTGCTGGATTGCCACCAGTGGATTCGACTTGAACGCCTCGGTCGAGAACGAGTTGTTGCTCCCGACCAAAGCCTTCGCCTCAAACATCGCGACGTAGCCCTCGAAGAGCCTCTGCACGATCTTGAGGATGGTCGACTTGCCCGTGCCGCCGGGACCGTAGAAGACCAAGAACTTCTCGATCTTCTGGGAGGCCCCAGCGACAATAGATCCGATCGCCCACTCGATCTTCGCCCGCTCTTCCTCGCTGTAGAGGACCGAGAGAAGTTCGTCCCACGCGCTGTGATCGCCAGGTCCGAGGGAGTACGGAAGCCGGCGGCTCACGTAATCCTTCTTCTTGACTTCGGTGTTCGCGAACGTCAGCTTGCTATCCAGTTGGACAGCGTTGTCGCTGGCGTTCTTGAGATAGCGCTTGTACTGGTTCCAGATGTTGGTGCCGTTCGAGCGGAGGAGCTTCACCGTGCACGCGACGCCCTTGCTCTTCAGGTCTTCGGCAAACGCCAGAACTGCCGAGTCGACCATCCGTTGGACGTCGTACTCCTTGGTCGACCACATCCCTTCGTCCTCGTCCCAGATCGCATAGAACGACTGGCCGCGGACCATCAGGTCTTTGGAGTGACCAACGATGAAGTCGGGATATACCTCGGTGACCCCACCCCGACCTTCTTTCGTGCATACTGTGAAGAAGTCCATCTACCCTCCCCTCGTTACTAGTAGTCGTTTTCGATCACGTAGTAGCCCAGTTGGTACCAGAGCTCAACGCGTCGTTGATCATTCGGTGGATTGCGCAGTGGGAAGAAGCCTCCGCTTCCGTCGGGTTCGTAGAGTCTGTGGATGACTCGCTCCACGATTTCCTCGACCTCGGCGTGCGGGAAGATCTTCCAAGCGTCGCTGTACTCATGGAGCCCGATGTTTTCCATGAGGTGCCAGAACCAGTAGTGGGGCTCACCGCTGTCCGCCTCGAAAGCGAATTTGCGGGAAAGCCCCACCATAAGCTCCAAGAAGGAGCACCCCAGTTCCACCCAGCTGCGGTCGATGTCGTGCTCGCCAGTCTCCCGGACGAACTCCAACCGCAGATCCCGCCCATCCTCCAGTCGGTTGTCGTCGTGGTCCACAAGCCAGACGAACTCGGTCGTGTAGAGCTGCTTGAGCAGCTTCCAGAAGGTGATGGATGGATCCTGGGCGTTCACGTCAGCGACTTGACTGTAGAGCCATTCCAAATATGACTCGTCAAGTGGCGGGTTCACAACCCAAGAACCTCCTCGGAGTACTTGCCCTCGGACAGAGCGATCTCGCAGTCGGACGTCGCCTGGTGACTACGGATGTACACAACGCACGGGTCACCGGACTTGTTTCCGTCGAACACGAGGTTGGCCGTACCCTCGCCGATGAGGCCGATACGGACCTTGCCCTCGATGGCCTTGTCGCCGGGCTCTGCGGCCAGCGTGTCGTCTCCACGGTAGTACGTGAACGTCAGAGCCGTGTGGTCCTTGAGCCCCTCGAAGAAGTCCTCGTCCGTGATGATGTACGGCGTGGACGTGTCGTCGGGAACCGGCGTCGGGTTGGTCGCCTTCGGCCTCTCACGGACGATCGTCGGGATCTTCGGTGCCGGCACGGGTTCCATCTTGGAGATCAGCTTGCCCGTCTGATAGGGAGCCAGGAGACGATCCACGGTGGACTGTTCTTCCTTGACGACCTCACTGACGGCGTTGAGGTTGATCTGCTCACGTTCGGCAGCGATCTTCTCGGCCATTCGGTCCCGGTAGAACTCCTTGGCCTCGTCGAGGTCCTCGCGGTACTTCTTCTCGAGCCTGAGCTCAAGCGCCTGCTTGCAAACGAAGAACCCAGCGGCGAAGCCGACAACGCCGGCGAGGACCACCTTCACTTCTTCTCCCCGATCAGCTGGAAGATCGGCCCGTCGACGTTGAAGTCGAGCAGGATGACATCACCGATCTCGCCGTTGATCTCGTTGACGAAGCCGCGGGCGTCGGAGTCGTACTTGTTGAAGATGCCGAGGTCGATGTGACCGTCACCGTTGCCGTTACGGACCCAGCCGACGAACTGGCCGGCCTCGGTGCGCGGGATGCCCAGCTGGTCGTAGACCTCGTTCAGGAAGACGTGACCGCGGGAGATCAGCATGTCGTTCATGAAGTTCTGGCGCATCTGCAGGAACATGCGGTTCGCGGCGGTGCTGTCCTGCCAGTAGGGCGACTGGTCGTCGAACCACTTGGCGTAGCCGGACGGCTGCTTCATGCGGTCGACCACCTTGACGGTCTTGACCGCGACGCCTTCGTCGGTGTCGACGGCCACCTCCTTCTCGACCACGCCGTAGCGGAACTCCGTGTCCTTGTCCGAGCCGAGCTCCTCACGGACGCGCTCGCGGTACTCGTTGAAGGACTGCTGGATCGCGCCGTAGGCAGCAGTGGCAGCGATGGTGCGGCGGTTCAGGATGCTGTAGGAACCGGTGATGGCGACCACAGTCAGGAGGCCCACGCCGACAGCCGGCGCGTAGATCTTGGCGATGTCGATGGCGAGCTTGATCCGAGTGGTGAGGCCGTCCTTCTGGGCGTCCTCCTCCGAGTAATTGTCGCTGTGCTCGGCCTGGGCGTGAGCGATCTTGGCCTTGCGCTCCTCCGCCTCCTTGATGACCTCGTCGACCTTCAGGGTCGCCTTGCAGGACAGGTAGATGGTGGCACCCATGCCGACGAAGCCGGCTCCGAGCAGGAGGACGGGGCTGTGCTTCTGGACGGTCAGGACCTGTCGGCCCACCCCGCTGGTGACGAGGTTCTTGATGGCCACGAGGCTCATCGGTTCTCCTTGGAAGATATGGCTTGTGGGGTCCGCTTTGGTTAGTTGACGACGGTACGACGGTTGCGGAAGTCGTCGCGGTACTGGTCGTAAACCTGGTCTCGCTCGTCTGTCTCGTAGAGGGCGTCCAAGAGCTTTCTGGCGATCTTGGAGCCGATGTATCGGCTGACGCGCTTGCTAACTCGAGAGCTCTTACCGACCAGTACGACACCAGTGGCGACACCGATGCCGAACACGATCGCGTGCTTCATGACTCTCCTAGATCTTGCCTTGACGCTTGAGACGTGCGTATATGGCGAATACCTGGCCATCGGTCATTCCGTCGACTTTCTTGGCCCAGGTCGTGCCTGGATACGCTCCTTTCACTAGCTCTCGTATCGGCATGATCAGTCGAGTTGCTCGGGACGGGGCAGGTCCAGCAGGTAGCCGTTGGAGGTGCGGGTGACACGACCGCCGATGCCTCGACCGGTCCATCCCCATTTCTCGTCGGTGTAGTGGAAGTTCTCGCCGACCAGCTCGTAGAGGTCCTTGACGCTGACCTGCTTGTACCTCTCGAGAATGAGGTCCATCTGCTCGAGAACGTCCTCGGCCTCAGCGCGGCTCTGGAGGATGATTTCCTCGAAGTTGTGGTTCGCACGGGCTCGCCGACTCATCGGCTCCCGATCGTCCCGACGGGTGGACATGCGGTCGTAAGCGGTTCGACCCACACCACCACCGAAGACGCCACCAGACGTCCTCGACGCGTAGCGACGCCCACCACCAGGACGGCTGTCCCCGAAGATCAGACGCTCCACGCCCTGGCTGAACGCATCGGCGATCATGTCGCGAGCGGCAGGCAGGAGGACATCGTCTATCACGTAGGACCGGACGCTGTTGAAGTCGCCGCCGAAGAACATCTCCCGAACACGCCGGCCCATCGGGGGCTTGCGGGTGATGACCTTTCCGGTGACGACCTTCTTGGGGATCTCCTTCTCTTCGACCTTAGGAGTACCCATGCTGTTGCTGGGGAAGTCTTCGATTTCCATGTGTTCCTCAAAAGCGAAACCCAAACCACCGGTTAGGGTGGCGTGGGATTGGGATGGGTACGGGTCAGAAGAAGCGGATCTTGCAGGCAGCGTCCCAGATCTCGTCGATCACGCGGTCCGTGTACTCAGCGGCTTTCTCGCCGACGAGGCCACCGATCGCGGCTGCTGCCACACCAACGGCGATCTTCTTGTGGATCTTGTCGGTGGGCGCAACTGCGGCGGCGGCCCCGGCGATGATAAGCGCGCTTCCGTACTGGACAGCGAGCGCGACGACGGTCTTGGTGGTCTTGCGAGCGTCAGACATGGCAGGGTCCTTATCGTAGGGGTCTCATTAAAGGCCCTGTTTTTCTTGCGAGGGTCAGGCCGCGGGGTAAACCGTGTCGTACATGTCCAGGTACTCGGTCGCGAAGACCGGCTTGCTGGTGTAGGGCTCCGGTGCCTGGTTGCCGAAGATCACGACAGTGGTGTCGGCCGGCGGGTTGTCGGTGAGGTACTGCTTGACGTCCGGCGGGAAGCCCTGGAAGAGGATTTGACCGAGTGCGGAGGTCTTGACGGTGTCGTACATGCTTCTCCTTAGTGGTTGGGATGAAGGGCGCATGCCCCCTCGTCAGGGCTACTGTCGTTTAAGCCAAGCGTCATTCTCGAGAGACCCCTATACCCCATCGAGACTTTCGCTGTGGCCCCAATCATCTGGTTGATCAGGCCGCGTGCTTGAGGTTCTTACGCCGCATCGCGACCAACAGCACCTGCTTGGTCCAGTCCTCCTCGACCCGCCCGACGGCGGCGTAGAACTGCTCGTCGGTCATCTTGAGCAGGTCCTCGTCGGAGTACTCGCGCTTCTCCTCGTCGAAACCGGCGGACATGTCCTCGGGAACGATGCTCCTGAGGAACTCCACCAGGCCGACGCCGTTGTTGACCATGAGCTCCATGAAGAGCTCCTCGTACGCCGGCGTCTGCATGAACTCGTCGACGATGTCCTGGTTCTTGACGAGTCGGTTGCCCTCGCGCTTGCCGACCGACAGCGTGAGAACCTGCTTGAGCGCCGTGAAGACCTGCTTGCCATCGCGAGCTTCGGAGATCTCCTTGATGTACGCCTGCAGATCTCCGCCAGGGGCGGACACCATCCACTCGGCGAGCTCGGCCTTGTTGAGACCGAAGTTGTAGGTCTCGGTGACCATCTCGCCGTCGAAGTTGCGGAACGTTATGGTCTTGGCGACGGGCTTGTTCATGTGGTACTGCCTCTCAGCTGGAGGAGTCCTCGGAGGCCTCGTCGGCGTCCTTGGTCTCGGTGTTGTTGACGTTCTTGAGGATGACGTAGGCGACGCCCACGACGGCCGCACCGGCCCAGATGACGGTGGTCTTGTGCTTCTTCAGGGCAGCCTTGAGCTTACCCAGCTTCGAGTTGTCGACCTCGCCGTCGGTGACGTCCGTGATGACCTCGGTGACGATCTCCTCGGCCTTCTGCACGGGGATCTCGGTCTTCTCGGCGGTCTTGTTCAGGTCGGACGGCTTGGCGGTGTTCTGGGTCATGACAGATCCTCAGAGATGTTGAAGTGGACGTGCTGGAAGTAGTGGTACGCGGCTCTTCAATGAGCGGAGAAGTACCCGCGTACCGGAATCGTACGGAAGTCGATCACGATGCACGGACGGCCGTCAGGAGCCATCGCGGTGCTGTAGTCGATCTCGAACTTCGCGTCCGTGTTCCATCCGAGGTTGTCGCTCTCGGACGTGCTCTCCAGACCGATCAGGCTGTAGAAGTCGCTGAGCGACGCGTAGTCCTGATGGATGATCTGGTAGTTGATGTCGTTCTCAGCAGAACGAATTGCCTCCATGTCGCCGTTGAAGTAGCGACCGGTGTGGGCGTCCATGCAGAGGACGGTTCCCGTGCCGACCAGAGTGACCTCAGCCGAAGGCGGCCGACGATCGATCCGGTCCTGGGCGACGGCGTCGCGGACCTTCTGCTCTTTGTTCTTGCCGATCTGCTCGACGACCTTGTTCTGGTACTCCTTGAAGCCCTTCTGGACTGCGGTGTACGCAGAGGCCAACGCCGCAGCTCGCGTCGTGGAAATGCGGTTCGCGCCGATGATGCAGGCGATTGTCAGGACGGCGGTGCCGGCGGCCGGGACGTAGTAGCGCCAGGTCAGTTCGACCTTCTCGCGCTTGCTGAGCGGGTGGGTCTTCTCCTCCACGTCCAGCATTCCCTGGTGATCGGCGATGACCTGGGCGGCCTTGAACGTGGCCTTGCCGGTGAAAACGATGGAAGAAACGGTTCCCACCACGGCGATGCCGGTGAGAATGGCCGGCGCGTTGTCGATCGCGGCTTTCTGGGCGGTTCGGAAGAATGCGCCGATGCTCATGCGTTGTCCTTGTTGATGCGGGTTACGGTGTTCAGAACGACACCGGATGCGGTCTTCTTCTCGTCCCCGGTTGCGCTCATGCCGATGTACACGCCGGCGAGGAAGGCGAGTGCGCCTCCGGTGGCAACAACGACAGAGGTCACTGCGGCGGTGGTGAAGATGCCGATCAGCTTCATAGTCAGCTCCGGGACATGTGAATGGTCGAGTGGACGCCCATGATCGAGTAGTCGAACGAGAGGTCGTCGTTGGTGTAGTTGAAGACCTTGACGGTTTCGTTGGAGGCGAAGATCTGACTCGCCATGGCGTCCTGGTCGCCCAAGGAGGAGATGGTGCCCACCACTCCGTCAGCCGGCTTGAACGAGCCCATCCAGAAGATGCCGCCCGAAGTACCGTACTGGGACCAGATCTGTATCGAATCCGCGGTGACGTCGGCGGTGAACTTCACGCCGTTGGGTCCGCTCGACTCGACCCAGTGGCCGGTGAGGCTCTTCGCACTGATCCCGACAGGTGCCGGGCTCGGGGTAGCGCTTGACGTGGTGAAATACGCGGCGATGTCGAACGCAGCCACCAGGGCAACGAGCACCGCGAACACGATCAGAAACCTCTTCGGAAACGCCTTGCGCATGGTGCTCTCCTGTCAAAAAGTGAAACCCAAACTCCGTGTTAGGGAGTGTGGGCTTGATGGTCTGTTGGGGAATATCAGTCTTCGGTGGTCTCGTCGGACGTCTCGGTCTCGGAGTCCTCGTCGGAGCTCATCGACTTCACGATGGCGAAGCCGACAACGGCGAGGGCGGAGGCTGCGGTGACGATCAGGGCAATCTTGCCGATCTTCCGCGCCTTCTCCTTCGTCTCGTCGTCGATCTCGGCCTGGCGGCTGTTGATGATCTTGGTGAGGAGGGACTCGTCGGTGGCGGGGGTGGTCTCGTTGATGACGGTCTTGGACATGGGGTTTCCTTTCATAGGGGTCTCATTATGAGCCGTGTAATTTTTGCGAGACCACGAAACCTAAACCCCGTGTTAAGGGGTTAGGCTTGAGTTGTACGAGGGAATATCAGTCGTTCTCGACGTACTTCCGAGCGGCGCGTCCAAGGAGGTAGATGGCGAGGAAAGAGGCGGCCTTGATACCGACGATGATGGCGATATTCTTGGCGAGCTCCTTCTGCATCTGCTTCTTGTACTCTTCGCTGTTGGGCGAGAGGGAGGGAATCATGATGGATCCTTTCGTAGGGGTCTCATTATGATCCATGTTATTCCTGCGAGTGAAACCCAAACCACCGGTTGGTGGCTGGGCCGAGGGTTACTCGTCCTCGTCGTGCTTCGACTTGTTGATGATCACTTCGCTGATCGTGTGCAGGATGATCCCGAGGGCCATGAGGCCACCGATGGCGATGGCGACCTTGGCGACGACGTCCGTTGCGATTTCGGAAATCACTTCGGGGTCGATCACTTCGGTCGGCTCGAACTCGGTGGCCTCTTGGCTGTCGGGGTCGGTCTTGGCGACACGGATGCGAACTTCACGGTTCTTCAAGAATCGATCAAGCATGGCAGGGCCTTTCAGTAGGGGTCTCATTAAAGCCCATGTTTTTCTTGCGAAAGGCAAAACCTAAAGCCCTTGTTAGGGGCCTTAGGCCTTTTGGTCTTCCGGGGGTCGGGTTATCCGTTACCGGATCACCTTCGTGGCGAGCCCGAGGGCCTTGGTCGTGATGACGTGCAGGCGCTCGAAGTTCATGAGGAGCCCCAGGGCGAGGAGGTTACCGCCGATCGCGAACAGGGTGTCAGCGCTCACGGTGCTCTTGGCGTTGTTGTCAACATCCTTGAGCTTGTAGAGCTTGACGAGCTGGTCGGCGATAGCGTTGTACTCTTCGGTTCCGGGGGTCTCGGTCTTGAGGGCTTCGATGAGCTGGTCGATCACCACGTTCAGGTCGTTGGGCTGGGTGCCGAAGGAAATCTGGAACATGGGGTGTCCTTTCGTAGGGGTCTCAATATAACCCCTGTTACTTTTGCGACCCTTGTGAAGACTCAGTTGCCGAACGTCGGCGGGTTCTGCGGCTCGGCGAAGCCACTGGGCGCGGACTGCTCGACGGGCCCCACGTTGAAGTTGGACGGAGCTGCGGACGCTACCTTGAAGGTGGCAATCGTCATCTTCTGCAGCTCCTCGGGAGCCTGGTGCAAGTTGAGCGAGAAGACCTTCTTGGCCTCGTCCTCGGCCACCTCGATGACACCGGCGTACTTGGTGTCGCTGTTGTTGTAGGTGACCGTCGAGTAGCCCAGAAGGGCCCCGAGGGCGGTGTTCACGGCCGCGATGGTCGCGACGACCTCCGTGGTGTCCGGCAGGTGCCAGATCTGGGAGAGGCCGAAGTAGAGCGTGCCGAGAGCCGGGAGGCCCGTCGAAGCGACGTGCTTGAGGACGTTGTACGTCTTGTCATTCAGCAGCGGGCTCTTCTGGGCGGGGTGAGACGACACGGACATTGGGGATGACCCTTTCTTGGTTGCGGAAGATTTCCGCATACCGGCTGTGAGAACTCAGGGGAAGCGTGTTCACCTGCATCATGATGCGCTCGGCTACACCATTCCCGCCGAGTGCCTTGTACGGCCGGAAGAAGTATTTGTCGAGTTCTTCCAGCTCGTCCCTCGTGACCCAGCCGCGCTCGATGTACGCGATGCCCAGCGTAGTGATTCGGTCGTAGGCCAGCCCCATGAGGAGCGCGGCGGTCCCACGGTTGTTCGAGCTTTTGTGCTGCAAATATGCCCAGAAGCCAGAACCGGCAAGGACCGAACACGCCGAAGTCAGCGCCAGCTGAATCCAGGAAACCACGAAATATCCTTTCGAGCTAAGTGTTTGTCGTTCGCTTCCACACTCCTTGATCACGAACCCAAACTTCGGCCGGCTTCCACACTCCGCCGACTCGCACATAGGGCACTGCCGGTACCCATCCACCGAACGTCTGACCGCCGGGAAGAACCCAGTCAGGGTGATGGACGGGCTCTACGAATAGATATGCGCCGGCTACTGTGCTCCCGCTGTTGTACGGCGACCATGCGCTGTAACCAACAGAGTTCTGCGCTCTCACCCAGAAGTAGTAAGTGGTTCCTGGGGAGAGACTTGTGATCGTTTGCGGCGAGCTCGCGGAGACGATGGTGGTCGGACCTGTCGTACTTGTTCCGTAACCGACTTGATACCCCGTCACTGTCGAGCCGTTGCCGCTGCTTGGCGACCACGAAATATCCATGGTCGTCTCGGTGGCGCTCGCGAGAAGTGGCTGAGACGGCGCGCTCGGTACGTTCGGCAGGGCCACGGTCGACATGGCCGAATATGGGCCCCAGCCGTCCGCGTTGTGGCATCGAGCCCAGAAGTTGTACGTCTTGCCGGGCGTCAGACCTGTGACGGTAGTCGACCCGTTCGAGGTAACCGAAGTGGCTGGGGTTGTTGTCAGCGAATATGCGATCTGACGCGTGTCGATCGTCAATCCGCCGTTGGAACCATCCGTGAATTTGACGAGTACGGACGTTGCTTGCACGTTGCTGATGACGGGCTTGCTCGGGGCACCAGGAGCCGAGGACCGGTTCAAATATGCGCTGACCGCGCTCGGCCCACCCATGCCGGAGATGCCAGTTGCAGTTGTGAGTCGGAACGTCACCGTTTGCGAAGTGGAGACGTTTACCGAGCCAACCCCGTACCAAGCACCTCCGGACGGATAGTTGATCGTCTTCGAGATCGTCGTACCGTTGGCTGTCCAGTTGAAGGACAGACCGTTGTACCAGTCGCTCGAATAGCCGGCCCTGAAGTAGAACTCGACCGTCGACCCGGTGTCCCGAAGTAGCAGCTCGCCCGAGCCAGATGGAGCTGTGTAGTCGGTCATGTTGGTACCTAGCTGATGATCTTGAAGTAGATGTCGCCGTCAGCCCCGCCGGTCGGTGCGGCCGTTCCCGAAGAAATGCCGCTGGCGGTACGGTAGCCGTTCTTCCCAACGGGGATCAGATTGAACACCACTGCGATGAGGTCACGCGTGCGGTTGATCTCGCGACCTCCCCAGCGAACACGACCCTCTTCGCCTGCGTCCGGAACGAACGGATACCCAGCGGCAACCGCCTGGTCTCCGACAGCCATGGTTCCTCCTTAGGTTTGGTTGCTCCAGACACTTGTCGTGTCTGTGTCGAAGTCGATCCACTGCTTAGCCTGCTCCGAGAGCCAAGATCCAGTGTTGATGTAGGTGTTGAGTACGAGCGTCGGGTACTCGCGGTAGCCGTTGTTGTCTTCAACGAAGATTTGCTCAGTGACGCGCATGACGTTGGACACGCCGTCGATATTCTGCATCTCAACGGTGTCGCCAAGGTTGTAGTCGACTCCGTACTTGTAGGAGCTGTACTGACTGATCTCACCGTCGAAGAGCTGACTCGTGCGGTATGCCGCCAGAGCCTGATACCCGCGCTGCATGAGAGCCGCGGTGACACTCGGCGTTGCTGTGCTGGTGATGTCGCTCGCGTTCACGACAAGCACGCGACGCTCGAACCCATCGACGGTCGTGTCGACGCCGGGTGCGTACACCTTCTGGAATCCAGCCGGCGAATATACGTACGCGACGTTCTTCGCTTTGGAGATATCTGCGAGTTCCTTGGTGTTCTGCAAGTTCCCGAGGTTCGGTCCGAATATGACCGGCGTGAGTGTGGTCTGCGACGTCGTTCGGTCGCTACCTGCGTACACCTCCCAGAACAGTTGGCCAGTCGAGTCCTGACGAAGCATCCGAAACCCAAGGTTCCAGGCACTCGCAATCTGAGTCTCGACGGAATATACGTCCGTCGGTGTGATGTCGACCGTGATCGGGTCTGTCGGCTCTGCGAGCGTAGACGTCGGCATGAAGGTGCCTTCGGTCACGCCCGGGATGATGTCCTCTGTGTCGAGTAGCCCCGCGATGCAAATATCGTGGAACACCGTACGCATGAGGTCGGCCGGCTTGTCGGTGAGCGTCCACTTTGGGGTGGTGGTCAGATCCCCGGCGACTGAATATGCGACTCGGTCTGTGAGGATTTTCTCGATCGAGTTGCCCTTGATGATGAGCGTCTTGATCCCGTCTGCGGTGACGTCGTCCTCGACGGACTCGATCCGCATGACGTAGTTGGACCGGCTGCACGACACGTAAGTGTCCGGCGTGAACGCCGCTCGAGTTGATGGCGTTGACCAAATATCGAGTTGGAAGTCGCCGTAGACCTGCCACCGCTCGGTCCAGATAAGTGAGATAAACCTGTCGAACACGTATTGGCGTCGGAGAAGCGGGTCGAGGAGATACAGCTCCACTACAGGCCTCCGAAGCGCTTGTTGTAGGTAATGGACGACGTGTTAGCCAGCCCCGTCGAGTAGACCCTGAGCCAGTTATCCCCAGGAGCGAAACGCGGCCAAGTGGCCTGCAGAGGGACTGCGTAGAGGAGCGAGGATATGACTCCGGACCGCATGAGGTTGATGTACTTGTTGCCCGGAACCGTACTGATGGTGACCGTATCGCCGGCGAGGAGAGACGCTTGGACGTCCATGGTGTAGGTGACCGAGTTCGCATCCGTGTAGTACAGAACGAACTCGCTGATGGCGTGTACCACATTCAGCGTGAACACGAAGCCGGTGTCGACAGTTCCCGCGTAAGGGAAATATGTCGCCGTCGAATCGGTCGTCAGCATCGTCGTGACAGTGACGGGCACGGGGTCGACGAAATCCGGGTCCATGCAGATGATGGAAATATCCACCACCGGCTCCTGGTTGAACATGGCGGAAAGACAAGACTCCACGTACCCGTAGATCTGATAGCCATCCTCGGACGCATCGTCCGTGTCGTCCACGAAGAACTTCAGGTTGACGAGAGCCTTGGGGCTGAAGATGTTGTAGATCAGGTTTCGCAGACCTCGCACCGTGTTCACGGCAGGGTCAGGGTCGAGACCGACCTTGATGGTGATGTTGCGCGTGTCGCGACGGGCGGACTGGAATACGCCGCCGTCCTGGTTGGCGAACGCGGAAGACTGGATCGTAGCCTTCACGGGGTCCAGCCCGGTGAACTCCTGGACGTAGAAGCCGCTAGAAGTGTCACCGAGCTGGAGCGTGAGGAGCCCGCCGCTAGGGTTGCGAGCCTCCATTTTGGTAAACAAGGTAACCTCTCGCTTGAGACAACTGGTTCTTGGTTTGGCGGTAAATATCCGCCGGAGCCAACGCCTTCGGCGAGTTGTTGTTCTGAACGAACGTAACCGCCGGCTTCACAGCTGGGGCGGTCTGAGCAGCAGCGATTGCCTGACCGGGAGCCGTGTAGGTCGCGGCGGCGTTCATGGCCTTGACGAACGAAGACTGCACCGACAGCGGCTGAGTTGCCAGCATGCTGCCGATCTGGGATGCACTCTTCTTGACCGAGGACAGGTCCAGCACCGGAGTGATGGTTGGCTTCACGTCCATGTTCTTCGTCACGACGGTCGAAATATCCGTCAGAGACTTACTCAAGGAGTCGATAGCCTTCTGTCCAACAGCCGCAGCGGACTTCTCGACGATACCGGACATTTCGTCCAGCCCCGCGGCAAGTCCCTGCGCGGAAAATCCGCCGACCTCTGCAAACACCTTCGACGGCGAGTGGATGCCCAGCTTCTTCTTGATGGCGTTGACCATCGCGTCAGCAAGAGCCTCCATCTGCTTCTCAAGTGCTGCCTGCTGCTTCTTGAGCCCGTCAACCAGACCCTGAGCTGAGTCGACAGCTGCCTGGTACAGGTCCTGAGATGCGGACTTGCCCAGAGCGGTTGCTGCCGTGTCCAGCTGAGCGTACTGGTCGTTGATCGTCTTGACGCCACTCGCACCGGCGTCGAGCAACTGCTGTGCCATGGGGAGCGCAGCGATGCCCTCCGAGAGGAACTCCTTGTACGCCCCGTCGGACAAGCCTTCCTTGCGGAGGCGAGCCATGACGTTGGCGAATTCCTTGGTCTTCTCGATCTGCTGAGAAAGACCTGCCTCGTACGTTGCGAGCGTGGTCGATGCAGAGAACTGAGGGTCCTTGTTGAAGGCGTCAGTGATCTGCTTGTTGTAGTCGTCACGGGTCTTGATCGCATTGGCGAGTGTTTGGTTCGCCGCATTGAGTCGGGCCGTAACGTCTGCGTACTTCTTGTCGACCGCATCGAGAGCGGCGTGCTGCTTGTTGAGGCCCTTGGTGACCTCGTCGTAGGCAGCGATCTCCTTCTTGTGCTCGGACAGGAGCGTCGACAGTTCCTGCTTCGTTGCCGAGATCTCGGCCCGATTGCCGTGTCGCGCCCTCTCCAGCCGCTTGAGCTTCTGCTCGAGCGAGTTGATCTGGTTGTCGTTGCTGTTGATGGTGGTCGCGAGCTGATCGCGCAAGGACTGGAATGCCTTGTCGACGTCCTTCGCGTTACCGGTCGTGAGGCCCTTGTAGAAACCCTCGTTGACCGACTGGCCGATCTTGATGAACTCCTTGGAGGGGGAGTTGATGCCGAGAGCCTTCTTTGCGGCGGAGATCGCCGAGTTGGCCACGTTCTTAGCGGCCTGGATGACGGAACCGAGCCCGCTCGCCAGACCCGTGACCATGCCCTCGATGATCGACGTCGCAAGGTTTCCACCAGCAGCACCCAACGCCTTCGAGTTACCCCGGATGGTCGCTGCGAGCTGATTGATGAAGTTGATGATCATGCTTGCGCCGGCCTGAAGAACTCGACCCATGTTGGCCGAGATCCCAGAAATGAACGCAACCACGACGTTCGTTGCGGCCGTGATCAGTGCCGGGAGCTTGCTGGCGATCCCGTTGAGGATGGCGATCATGATGTTGAACGCCGCAACCGTGAACTTCGGGGCATACTTCTGTAGAGCAGTGAGCATGTCCCCGATCATCGTAAAGAACAGGTTGATGATCTTGGGCGTTTCCTTGGCCACCGCGGAGATCATGGAGTCGAGAATGACCTCGAGCGCCTTGACCAGACTTGGGCCGTCCTTAGAAAGGCTGTCGCCGACACCCTTGATCTCCTCCGACAAAGCCTTGAGCCCTGCAGCGAACAGCGCCACGCCGGAACCGGCCAAATATACGCCAGCGCCGACCAGAACGACCGCAGCACCGAACCCGAGAAGGCCCGGGACTGCAGCTTCCAGCAGAACTCCGCCGGCCGCGATGACGATGAAAGCGCCAGCGAGCAGAACGAGGTCCTTGGCAATGCCCTCCCAGGATATAGCCGCCATCCCTTGAAGCGCCGGAACCAAAGCTTGAAGCGCCTTGGAGACCACGTACAGCGCTGCAGCTCCGGGTAGAGCTTCGGGCATGATGGCCATCGCTCCTGCGATGATGACCAGAGATCCGCCTAGCAGGATGAGGCTCTTGACGATTCCTTCCCAAGAGATCCCTCCCATTTTGGCGAGAGCATCCGCGATTTTCCCGAGAGAGGCGGCGACGATGAAGATCGCAGCCGCGGAAAGCACGGAAGACGGAGGAAGTCCGTCAAGCGCAACCGCAATGGCCGCGAGAGCGATGCTCATCGACAGGAGACCCTTTGCGATCCCCTCCCACGAAATACTCGCCATCTTGGACATGGCGTTGGCGATCAGAAGCAGTGAGCCTGCCACAATCGCAACGCCGGCGGCCGAGATGATGGAGGATGGCGGAATGGCCTTCAGCGCGAGCGCAAATACACCGAGACCGACGCCAATCGAGATGAGCCCCTTCGAGATCCCTTCCCAGGAAATTGCAGCGAAATCCTTGACCGCACTCGCGAGGATCTTGATTCCTGCCGCGATGAGGATGATGCCGGCACCCTGAATGAGACCGGCCTTGTTGGCGTCCGAGAACTTGGTGAAGAGGGTGAGACCCGCCAGTAGAGTTCCGACCCCAACGAGTCCCTTGGCGATGTTCTGCCAAGACATCCCAGCGAAGTCCTTGACGGCACTGACGAGGATCTTGATCGCCGTGGCGAGCGCAATCATGCCAGCACTCTGGAGGAGGCCAGCCTTGTTGGCGTCCGAGAACTTCGTGTACAGGGCCAGAGCGCCCAGAAGGGTGGCGACACCCGTGAGACCCTTGGAGATCCCTTCCCATGAGATCGCTGAGAAGTCCTTCACGGCGCTGACGAGGATCTTGATCGCCGTTGCCAGAAGGATGAGGCCCACACTTCGGATTGCGCCCGCGTTACTGGCATCCGCGAACTTGGTGAAGAGGATGAGCGTGCCGAGAATTCCGGCAAGACCAAGAAGGCCCTTAGCCAACCCGCTCCAGCCAAGACCAGACAGAGCCGAAACGGCGACCACAAGACCGCCGATGGCTCCGGCAATCTCGGTCAGACCGAACCCAGTGAGGACGAGCCCCTTGGGGTTGCCGATGAGCTTGATTCCTCCGGCCAAGATGACCATGATCCCAGCAAGACCACTGAGGCCCTTACCGAGGTCGTTCCAGTTCAACTTGGCCAGCTTCAGAACAGCCGAAGCGAGGATATCGATGGCTCCTGCGAAGAGAAGCAACGACGCCATCATGAACGGCAGCTTGATGAAGCCTGCGGTCCCAACGAACTTCTGGAACAAGATCAGAGAACCGATCAGTTGCCCCATCATCGCCGTGATTGCGGCACCGGAACGCTCAAGCTGTGCAGCGTTCAAACCGGCAATCTCATGCATCGCCAGAGCCAGAATGGCCACTGCGGCAGCGATCTCGAGAAGCGTTGCCGCTTGCAGCGTGGTCTGCATGGTCTTGAGCGTCTTCGTGAGTTGCTCGAACGGTTCGGTGAGCTGCTTGATCAGAGTAGCGGCAGGGTTACTTCCGCCTCGGCTCTGGAAGAAGTTCATGAACCTGGTCAGCGTCACGAGGAAGCCGCCGGCCAAGAGCGTCTGGAGGAACGCGAGGATCGACCAGAATCCCTGACTCGTCGTGCTTCCGCCGGTTCCGAGGTTGTGGAAGAACCCCTTGACGGTATCGGTGATGCTCTTGATGGCGTTGCCCACGGGTCGTAGCACGGTGGCGATGGCGTTCCAGATGACTAGAGCGACATTACCCGCGGAGCTAACTTTGCCCATAGCGTTGGCGGCGTCGTTGAGACCCTTGCTCGCTTTGTTGCCGTCGAACTTGCCGAAGAGTTCGCCGATCGCCTTTCCGAGATGCTCGAGGAGCTGAATCGGAATGGAGATGACGGCCGCGATGTCGGTGAAGAACTTAGTGAAGATCTGCGACTTGTTGATGGCCGCTTCGAGCTTGACGAGGAAGTCTCCGATGTTCGCGGTGAACTTCAGAATGCCGCCGGAGCCTTGTGAGACGTTTCCGACCAGGCCGAAGATTGCCTTGGCGAGTGCGGAGACGATGTCCCAGCCGATCTTGATGACGGCGAAGGCCCCTGCGAATGTGCGCTTGAGCTCATCGAGAGTTTGACCTCCCATTTTGAGCTTTTCCATGAAGTCTCTGAACGAGACCGTCATGTCGTAGAGACCCTTGGCCGTCTCGGGCGGGAAGACCTCGCGGAAGGCCGCCTTGATCGTGCCGATGATCTGTCCGAGCGCCTTGAAGCCGGCGGTGAGGCCGTCGATCAGAGCTGTGCGCCCGCCAAGCTTCGACCAGCCCTCCAGAACGTTATTGAGTGCGTAGATCGGACCGGTGAGGGCGTTCTCCGCGACGTTGTGGATGTTGCTGAACAGGTCTGTTGCCTGACCGATGTCGCCGAAGAGTGTTTTGAAGATAGCCGCGTAGGCCGTCCCCACTTCCTCCCTCAGCGCCTGGGTCAGCTGAGACATGGTCTTGATCTTGGTGGCAGACTGAAGCGCCGTCTGGCCCATCTGATAGATCTGCTCGGCCTGCTGCTTGGTGTAGCCCATCGCCTCGATCTGCTTCAGGCTCAGGTCCCCAGTGAACTGGGTCAGAGTCTTAGTCAGGATGTCGGAGGTGAGCCAGCCCTTCTGCAGGGACTCGCGGAAGCTACCGGCCTTCTTGATGATGCTGTCGATCGCGACACCGCTGTTTCGAGCGGTGTTGACGAGCGCTGTCTGGAACACCTTGCCGCCGAGACCTGCGTTGACGACGGAGTTCCAGTCCTGGAGCTTGACCGACCCGGCCGCGATGGCCTGAGACAGCTGGTACATGGCTCCGGAAGCCTGCTCGGCAGAAGCTCCCGAGAGGGCTGCGAGGTTCGCGATGCCCTTGATCGAGGAGGTGGCCACGTCGAGCTTGACGCCGGCAGCGGTGAAGGTGCCGATGTTCTTGGCCATGTCGCTGAAGTTGTACACCGTCTGGTTGGCATACGTGTTCAGCTCAGCGAGAACCTTGTTGACCTGAGCCAGACCAGAAGCGCCCTTGAGACCAGTGTTGGCCATGATGGTTTGGACGGCGTTGATCTGAGTCTCGTAGTTGTGGAAACCCTCCATGATCGGGTCGATCGTGAACGACTTCACCATCTCGATGCCGGTGTCGACGATCTTGTTGGTGATGTGGCTCAGTGCTTCTATTCCGACCAGGGAAAGAGTTCTGAACTTGTTCGCGATGGAATCCACGCCGTTGGCGATGCCAGCGAGCGAGAATCCCTTAGCGGCGGCGCTGACGTTGTTCAGCCCGTCGGACGCACCCTTGAGCTTGAGGCCCTGATTGAGCTTATCCAGCGAACTGAGAGTGGAGGCGATGCCAGCCTCGAACTGCTTGTTGTCGAACTGCATCTGCACGATGCGCTGATCGATGCTGCTCATGCGGAGGTCACCGCCTTCCAAACCTTGTCTGCGATCTCATCGAATATGGGCCTCATTGCCGGATTGATGTAATCCCGGCCTTGCACGTAGCCTCCGCCTCTTGTTCCGTGGCCGTACTGAAGCATGATGGCGACTGGGAAGCCGCTCTCTACGTCAGTATTGGTCCAATAGATGGAGTAAACGCCGTTGTTGGCGTGGACGTCATAGCCCCAAGAGCCGGCCGCCAACCCTGTACGGACTGGCGTGGCCGATTCGAGGGCCGCGACGCCTTCAGCACCGTACGCGTCGAGCATTGCGAGGATGTCGAGCTTCCTGACGTGCTCCAGGAATGCCTTTGTACTCGCGAAGTCTCCGGTGACAGTGAATGTTACAGGCATCGCGGCCTCCCATTTTGACTTAAGCGGCCTCGACCAAGAGCCAGCTGACGATCGAGGTGTCGGTCGACGAAGTACTCTTGATCTGGAAGTTGGTCCCCGCGGTCAAGTTGCCAACGAACAGCGCTCCTGGCGTGCCTGCTGGAGTAACGGTCCCAACGAAGATGCGTGTGTTGGACGTGAGTGTGTTGTTCACGACAGTGACAGCTCCGGCGGTGAGAGTGGCAGTGCCCATTCGGGCATTCGTCCCCTCCTTGACCCGAATCCCCTTGCCGGCGAGACCGATGATGATGTCGGAATCGGCGGTACCGTACTGCGCAACACCCTGCCGACCCCACGAAGCATCACGAGCGGCCGAGCCAGTGCCAGCAGTGATCTTACCGGTGCCGTCGATTCGGAATCGGTCGAAACCGTCCGAGCCGTTGACGTTACCGGAGATCACCGTGTTGGTGGAGGAAGTGGGCTGAAGCGCAAGGTTACCCTTGGAGTTAGCCCCACCATTCAACGTAGCGGTAGTGCTCAACGTCACCGCGGTGGCGAAGTTGAACGGACCGGAACTGACTTCCAGCACTGCACTCGGCAGGTTGGTGAACCAGTTCGAAGAACTCGCTCCCGTACCTGCAAAGTTGACGTTGATGAACCTGACACTCTGGTTGAGAGCGACGTTGACCGAGAACTGAACACCAGACGTTCCGGAAGCCACGATGGGTGACACGAAACGAGCGCTGTTGACATACCCGGTCGAGCTTCCCGACCAGTTGATGTCGTAGTTGGTTCCAGAAGCTCCCGCACCGCTGCCCGAGATGAAGACGTCGTGGAAACTGATGGGGTTTCCAGTGCCCTCGACAGAGATGGCATGGGTCTGGTTGTTGATGAACCGCATCGAGTTCACGTGAACGTGCGACGCGCCACCAGTGATCCGAAGACCGATGGATCCCTGCTGGATGACACCGCCATCGAGTTGAACGTTCTGCGGGGAGCCGTTCGGGCCGTCTTCGATCAGGACGTTGGAACCGGTGCTCGGACCGAGCGCGTCGAGGTTCTTGATGAACGACGCCGCACAATTACCCTTGATGTGGAAGGCCGAACCGGTGCCACTCGACGTCCAGGTGAACAGATTCGTCCCCAGGATGTCCCACGAGTCCTCGAAACGGATGCCGTCGAGGTTCGCAGATGCGCCAGTCGTCACGCCGCCAGAGATGATCTGGATGTCGGACATGAACGAATTGACCGCATCGCCGGAAGCCGCGTTGCCGAGCCAGTAGATGCCGCCGGCCGAAGATCGAATGATGAGCTTACTGAGCATCGTCCCGTCAGGGTTGTTGCTCGAGCCCGTGCCGGCTGCGATTTTGGTAGCCCAGCCGTTGATGTACCAGAAGTCACAGTTCGTGATCTTGGTGCGTCGGCAAGCCGAGACGTCAATACCGTCGGCAATGGGGTTGCTCGTGGTCGTGGAGTTCGCGCCGACGACCGACAGATCACGGACCTGACAGTTGTTGGCGGTGATCGAGATCGCGGCAGCACCGGTGAAACCGGAACCGATGACAATCTTGGTGACCTCGGCACCGGAGCCTTCGAGAACCATGCCCGCGACCGAAAGCGCAAGCGCCGTCGAACCGCTGAGCAAATATGTCCCCGGAGGAAAGAACACCTTTCCGCCAAAGGTCGGGTTGGCGATCCCGATGGCAGTGGTGATTGCGGCGTCATCGGCAGTGGTACCGTTGCCGGTCGCGCCATGGTCCTTGACGTTGATCGTCAGGGAGTCCTTCTTAACGGCAATGGCCGGAGCCTGCGCGTCAGGAAGAACACCGCCGGACAGATCCGCCTTGGCGGCCATGGCTGTCGTGAGTGAAGCAGTGGTGATGACGTCCGCCGGCAACTGGGAGTCGGGCAGCAACCCACTCACCAAGTCGGCCTTGAGGGCCAGAGAGGCGTTGACTGTGTCGATCGCACTCTGGAGCTTTGCTGCGGTCCAACTGGTGACCGTAGCCATTAGGCCTCCTTTCTAAGGTCCTGTGGTGGCGGTGTAAGTGCCGTCTCCGTTGTCGATGGCAGTATCCCAGTCGATCTGGAACGTGTCCGGGTCGAGCATGGTGAGGGCGTACTCAGGTGCGGTGTACGTGACGGTGCCGTTACCGTTGTCGGTGACGGTCAGAAGGTTACCGGAATCGTAGAGATCCAGAAGTTCTTGGTAGTTGGGCAGCCGTGGCGATGCTTCGTCGGTGCCGTAGATGATCTCTTCGATTCCAAGAAGTGCTTGTGGGTCGGTGTAACGGGAATCGATGGTGATGTGTGCGCCGTTTCGGTAGCCCGTCACTGCCGGCGGCATCGTGGTGATCTTCCACATGAACTCAGTTACCTGGGTTACGTCGTTGATCGCCTTGTGCCCACGAGTGGTGGGTTCGGCGGTCGCTCCGTAGACCAGATTGATCTGGTAGTCCTTCTGCGAAAGGTCGTTGCCGACCAGCGTTCGGTACGAGAACCCGAACTGCTTCCGTCGCTGCCCCGACAAGAACATCCCAGGCCGAACTTGCACCGATCCGTCGCATTGCTCGAACTCGATCGGGTAGGTGTAGGCCTGGATGGTGGCTTCGTACTCTTCAGGCACGGGGTTGTTAGAGTACTTGACTCCATCGACGTAGTACGGCTTGGCAGTGCCGCCAGCGGGGGCCCTGGTGACGGCGGTCAGACCGTTCCAAGCGACCCCAGGTTGACCGTCGACGTACAAGACGCCCTGGTCAATGCCGGTGTGGTAGTAACGCTGGCCGTTACCGTCCCAGGTAAGCCTGGTCACGATCCTCCTTTCAGCCCGAGGTGCCCAATTGCTTGCGCCGCTGTTCGTTGAGGGCTCGGTTTCGAGCCATGATCTCCGCCGGGCTCAACTTCTCGGCCGGCTTGTTCTTCTCGTTGCAAACCCGAACGAGTGTCATCAGGCGATTGAGATGCCAGTGCTGACACTCGAACGGGATTCGCAGCGCGACCATCCAGTAGTAGATCAACTCTGAGGTGATGATCTCCCGCGGGCCGCTCTCCACACGGTCACTGAACCAAGTCGCGGTCATCTTCTTGTTGATGTACGCGTCGATCGCTTCGACGTGCTCGTCTCGGAGGTTCGCAAAGACCAAAGGCGGCACGTCTGGGGTTACGAGCATGGCCTTGATGTACCAGAGCAACTCCTCCGGCGTCTTCTCCTCATTGCTGAGGAAGGGCTTCTCGAATTCCGACTCCCATTTTGACAGAGAGAACAGAGAGTGCTCGAGTTCGAGCGTGTATGACTCCAGGACGACGAACTCGGACGTCTCCGCGTCGAGTCCTTCAGCCATAGGTACCTGAATGACGAGCACTCTCTATCCTTTCTTCTACTAGAAGTCGATCTCCCAGTCGTTGTCGACGTTGGCCGCGAACTGGTAGCCGACGTTGGGCTGGGCGGTGACGATGGTGTTGGCGGCGATGACCACGGAGCCGGTGACAGGCAGACCGTTGATGTAGTAGGTGACACCGGTGACGGTCGGGATCGTGATCGTGTGCGTCGCCGAGGTGTAGGTCGGGATGACCGGAGTGACCGTGATGACGGTGCCGGCGAAGATGGCCTGAATGGCCTGGATCGACGGCAGCTGGGGGTCCTGACCGACGGTGCCGTACAGGAAGGCCTCGAGGTTGGCCAGTGCGGCGGCGTCGACCTTGGTCGAGTCGACCGTCAGCGTGGACGCGTTCTTGAAGCCGGGGACCGCGATCGGCGTGGTCGAGACCGCCCAGGTGAGCGCGATGGCGTTCGGGTTGTCGTTGATGGACTGGTAGTCGCGCTGCGATGGGGCCGCGAGGCAGTTGTAGACCATGTGCAGCTTGTAGCCGTACTGCGTACCGGCCAGGTCGTTTCCGACCTCGGTGCGGTAGCTCAGGCCGAAGGTCTTGCGCGGCTGCTGCCCCAGCATGAGACCGGGCTCCAGCGCGACGGAGCCGTCGCACGCGGCGAACTGGTCCGGGTAGGTGAAGGCCTCGATGTCGGCGTCGAAGCGCTCGGTCGAGACGAGGTTCAGGTACATCGCGTTGTCCGCGTACTGCGGGGTGGCCACGGCACCGGTCGGCTTCTCGGTGACCTTGGTGAGACCGTTCCAGGCGTAGCCCTCGTTGTAGTTGCCGGAGACGTCGGGCAGGTAGAGGACGCCCTTCGAGATGCCGGCCTCGTAGAGACGGTGGCCCGTCGGGTCCCAGGTGAGCTGAGTCACGGTTAGTGCTCTCCTCAGTAGTAGATGTTGTAGACGTCGTGATTGAGATCGTCGACGATGAAGAACCGGTCCATGGTGGACATCGGCAAAGCGGCGACTCTCAGTGGGATAGGACTGTCCGGATCGGGATCGATGACAGTCACCTGGTACCGCGTCGTGTGGTGGAACGGGGCGTTGTCCGCGAAGGTAGTAACGCCCCTATAACGCTGGTAGACGATGCAGGGATACTGCATCTGGATGCTTGCCGGCGGCTGGAAGTAGACGTTGGAGTTTCCAGCACAACCTTCCAGAATTGCCTGGAATTCCTCACGCCTTGGGTCCGTTGTAAACACCTCCCAGCGTTAGCAGCAGCCGGTGGCCCTGCACGTCGACGTTAGAGACGACCCACAGGACCCCCTGCCACTGTACGTAGCGCATGGCGAAGAAGTGTTCACTGGCATAGGCATCTGCGACGATGCTGATCGAGTTTCCGACGGTGAGATCGTCATTGACTTTCGTACCGTCGTGCATCTGGCGTGAGTTGCGGACTATGTCACCGTAGTACGAGACTTCGGTTATCTGGTCCTTCCACACGCCAGGTGCAGTCTCTACAGACTCGCCGTATCCGACTTTCCCGTAGAACCTTCCGCTAGCCATGGACTATCAGTCGGTGTCGCCCGTGGCGACGCCCGGCATCATGAAGGACCAGACGGTGGCGAGCGTGCCGGTCTCCTCGATGAAGTAGCCGGAAGCCGCGACCGCGCGGACGTTCAGGGTCTGACCGTTGGTCAGGGCGGTCTGAGCGCCGGCGGTGAGGGTCGCGTTGGTGTCCGCGTTCTCGTAGACCACGCCGGTGACGGTCGGGATGGTGACCACGCCGGTGGACTTAACGAAGGTCGGCTTGGTCGGGGTGACCTGGACGTTGGCCGCAGCGGTGGACCAGATGACCAGGGCCGACTTCGGCTTGGTCAGGGCGCCAGACAGGCGGGTCTCCGCCAGGTACTTGTACTGGTTGAAGTCGATGTCGAAGAAGTCGAAGTTCGAGATCTCGCCACCCTTGTTGGCGCCGACGTTGTAGTCGGACAGGTTGACGATGATGCCGAACAGGTTCGGGA